GTTAATCTGTGCTATCTGCGCTTGTGCTGATGCCTCATCGATGATACCCGCATCGAAGTCAGACTGAATCTGACCAGCCCTCGAGGTGGCATTTTGGTACGACTGACGCTTATCGGTCAGCGAGCCCCTTGAGAACGTCGTGGGCTCTACCTCCGCCTTGATGGTGGGCTGTGATGCCTCACTCTTGCCGTTGGTAAGCTCGTCGATTTGCTTCTGTATGTCACTGACCTTGCCCCGGGCCTGAATGACAGCGTCGATGGTGGTGGCTCCGTCCAGTTCTTTCTCGGCGTCCTGCAATGACTTCTTCAGTTTGGCGAGGATGCCGGTCGGCTCTACGTCAACATCAACCGTAGGCGTAGTCTCTGTCGTTGTCGTACCGGTATTGGTGCTGGTCTTGGGAGTTATAGGCGTACGGGTGCGGTTGGTGGTCGGGATGTCGTAGCTGAGCCCGTTCGAGAGCTGTTGCAGGGTCACTCCGGCGGGACGGGCGTCAATCTTCTTTTGCAGAAATCTCTCTTGAGCATTAAGGCCTAATAGCTGTTGGTTGCGCACCGAAATATTCTTGTTCCAGTTGGCAATCCAGCCATGAGCCTTATCCATGTCGAACAGCGAGTTGCCGTTGAAGTTTTGACGACCGCCAATCTGCTCATACAGCGTAGCTCTGTCCTTTACGTCGAGGTCGTAGCCCCATACCTTCTTGAAGCTGCGATGAGTGTTGGTAATCTTATCCTGGTCTTGCTGATTCTGCATCTGAAGCTGCATCTTCTTCTTCTTGACTTCGACCATCATCGAATAAGCAGCCTCAGCCTCAGCAGCCTTGTCGAGATTGGCGACGTAGTTGGTGATAGCAGTGGCGTTGTCCCGGAAGAGCTTGCCTTCCCTTGATATGCTGGCATGGTAGTCAGGCACGATAGCCTGCATGTCCTCGATGGCCTTCTTGCGGTCGTCATACGACTTGCTGCTGTCATGGATGGTGCGGTTCAGCTGTTCGATGAGCTGCTTCTGCTTAATGGCTCCACTCGATATGTTCTCCGTGAGTCCCTGCTCGGCATCCTTCACGGCATTGGCCTGAATCTCCTGACGGGAGAGGCTCTTTGTCGTGTTGTCAGCCGCCTCTGAGGTGCTTGTGAAGTGATTGATGAGGGCTTCCAGAGCATAGCTGAGGGCGACAATGCCAGCGCCGATAACGGTGCTTATCATCAATCCTCGAAGCGCTGTCTTGAAGAGGTCGGTCGAGAGGGCTGCTGCTACCATCGTCTTGCCATTGAAGGCCATCTCGGCCGAAAGCTGCTTGGTGAAGTAGCTGGCCTGAAGCATGATTTGGTTACCAGTCGACCTTGCGGCGGTCAGGGCGTTCTGTGCCAGTGTCGTGATGCCCATGGCCTTGGCGAGTGTGCCGAATGCGGTGCTGATTTGTACGATACCCGACACAGCGAAGCCCAGCTCGCCTAATTTGGCCAAGACCGGCTCCAGCGGGCCGAGTACCATGCCTACCTGCTCTTGCAGGTCTCCGAATGCGTTTGCTGCCTGCTTAATCTTGCCCGGCTCGGTGAGTGCGAGCTGGTGATTCATCTGGCCTACGTTGTCGGTGATCACCTGCGCCAGCATGGCAGCACGCTCGCTCTCCGTGCCGTACTGCAAGACCTTCTTCTGAGCGTCGGTAAAGGTCACGCCAACACGGGTGAGGGCGCTGACTTGGCCCTGCATCACCTTGCCGATGAGGTTGCCCACACCGACGGCATCCTGACCTGTTGCGTTGAGGCCTTTTTGTTGTGCCAAGAGGTTGTTCATGGCGGGAATCAACTTCTCGAGCGACGACCGCTGGTTGATGAAGGTGGCAATCTGCTGCGCGCCTGCCAGCTGCACCTCGTCACCGATGACGCCTTGCTCCTGCTGGGCTGCCGTGAGCCTCTTGATGGCATCTACGTCGTCGTCGGTGGCATTCATGCGCTGCTTCATGACGGTGGTGAGCTGCACCTCTCTCAGTTCTTGCTCCTTGGCGGCCTCAAAGAAGGCTTCCATCGTGCCTCTGAGACTCTCGATGCCTTCTCTCAGGTTGCCGAACGTCTGGCTCACCGCTGCCAAGCTTATAATGGAACGGCGGGCCACCTCTGCCTTGCCCGGGATAGTACCGAGAGCCTTGCCGATGTCCTGAACGCTGCTCTTGGCGGCTATGACTACATCTTTGCCGTCGACGTTCAGCTTGATATTGAATTTAACTTGCTTGCTCATAGTCTTCTCTTTCTACCAATACGTGGAACCCCACTTTTTCAGCGCGTCAGCCATTCTTTTCCTGTGCTCTTCCTTGCTCTCCTTCGGCCTCTCCTGCTCGTGATCATCTTTCTCCCACGGGAACGTACAGAGCCGCTTCGGAGATACGTTGCCCGAGAAGGGACCCACTACTAGCGCAGCGGCGAACCTTGCCCGTTCATACGATTCCCTGAAGCGGCTCTCTTCCTTCTGCGAGTAAGCCTTGGATATGGAATAGAAGTCGTCGAGGTCGAGCCCCATCAGCTCGTCATAATGAAGGCCGATGACTCCGACTCCGTAGCCGATAATCTCGCTGATGGTCAGGCTTCTTCCGCCTTCGTTTTTTTTTCTTGCTTTTCGCCCTCCTCTGTCATGGAGTTGGTCCATGCCTCGATAACTTCCGTGGTCAGCGAGTCCAGGAAGTCGTCGAGTGATATGTCAAACTCCACCTTGTCATGGTGGCTGGCCGACGCTACGCAGCAGTAGAGGTAGATGGCGAGGTCTGTGGGCGAGTCGGGCTTGATGGTGGTGGCTTCCTTGCCCGTCAGGTCCTTAAAGCGCTTGAGGGCGCCGATTGTTTCTCTTGCGGGATATTCCTTCCCGTCGATGTTGATGGTGATTCTCTTCATAGTTCAAACAACAAAGCCTCCAGCCGGGCTTGGTGCTCGGTTGAAGGCTGAATTTATGAGTTACTTATCCCGCGGCCGCATTCTCGGTGATGGCAGACTCGTCGAGAGTGTCGGGCTCGCCGTCGTTCTCAAGAGAGCCCTTGTAGCTTGAGTCGTCCTGTGCGGGGTCTTCACGCTCCAGCTGGGCGATGACAAAATTGCCTGCCAGATAGGGCTTGTCGACGCTCTCGCGCTCCATGCACTTAACGGCCACGGACTTGCCTGCCTTCCAAAGGGCGAGCAGTTCCTTGAAGCCTTCCTCTGTCTCGTCGTAGAAGCAGAGACCCGAGAATGAGATGGAGATGGAAAGTCCGGTCACGCCCTTACCCTTCCAAAGACCTGCCGAAATGGCCTTGCTGGCCACCGGCTTCACCGCGCGGTCCTTCGTCTCACTGTTGAATGTACTGGTGTGGGTAGTGCAATGACCGATAGCCTTGCCGCCGACGTAGAGCAGCATGTCGCTGCCGTTGCAATACCCTGTTTTTGTTGATGTTGCCATAATCTGTATATCTTTTTAATGTTAATAATCTTGTTTTTAAGTGCCCGCCCGCTCCGCCCAGAAGAGAACACCTCCTTTCTGCTAATAAGCCTTGCAGCTTATAGTGATACGTTGCAGGTAGCCGTCGATGAAGGCTTGCTCCTGGCAGTCGATGACGCGCGAGCAGTCAACCTTGAGCCGTCTGTTGGCGTCGTCGGGGTCTGTATATTCGATTCTCGTGCCCTCCAGCGCCTCTCTCACTTGCTCGATGAGGTCGACGCCTTCCGCGTATTCAGCCGTGTAGACTGATACATCCATGTTGCAGCTGTCGTAGGGCGGTGCGGGGTGAGTCTTGGTGGGGTTGTTGTAGATGCCGGTGCGCGCATACTCGACGTAAGGCATCTTGGCATCCGATGCCGCTGCGCATGGAAACACCGCTGTAACCTTGCCGGCGAGAGCTTTGGTCAGCACGTCGTTGATGGCGAGACCGACGCTTAGAAACGTTATCTTTCTGCTCATGTCCATCCTGTTTTTTCCATCCGCTTAACGGCTGCTGCCTCGATGTCACTTGGCAGCTCAGCCTGGATAATCTGTCCGCCTCGCTGCTCTGCGGGAGTGAGGAAGTGATAAGCCTTTTCCGCGCCCATCCCGTGAGTGGTGATGAAGCGTCCTTCAACAGTCCTCACGACGTAGGCTGTCTTGTGCCGTGGCTTGCGCTCCCGGGTGCCTTCCTCGGCCCACATCAGCACGGGCTTTTGCAGCCCCGCGTGATTGGTGTAGAATCCTGAGCTGCCGTGAGGCCTGACCGTGATCATAAAACCGCCGCCGTCGGGATATACACGGACTCTGATGAGTCGCTTCATCCGGCTGGCGTTGCGGATGTCTGAAGACGTGAGGGATGCGCGGGCCAGGTCGGCAATCTCCTTGCCGATACGGCCGTAGGCTGTCTTGAGCGTGGACTTTATCTGCTTGCCGTCCATGGCTCGCAGCAGTTCTGTCCACTCCTGCCCTGTGTATCGTCTTCTTCCGTCGTACTCTTCCATGTCAGTTCTCGGTCAACAGCTCGCACTTCAGCACCAGGCGACCCTCTGAGGGGTATTGCTCGAAGCCTGCGATGCGGTAGAGATAATCGTTATACTTGATGCGGTCGTAGGGCTTGATGGCGTCGGTGTAGCGCAGCTCGAAGGAGACAACCGACTTGTAGACAGCCTCGTCATTCTTGATGCCGAAGCCACTGTCCTTATAGGTCTTGCGGGCCCAATACACGGTCTTGTCCTCGGCCCAGCCTTTCTTCACTGAACCGTAGTCGTCCTTCGTAGTGGTGAGATGCACCACCGTGAGCCGTTCTTTCAGAAGTCCTGAGCGCATCCTTTATAGCGGATATAGGGTTGAATCAAATGACGGTAATGAGGGTCGGCATACATCTGCACGGGCGCCTCTGCCTCCCTGTTCTCATAGTTGGTGCCGGCGAGCATCAAAAGAGCCTGGGTCAGCGATGCGGGGAGCTTGCCATTCTCGGCGAGAAATGACAGCGTCTCTATCTGCAAGTCACAGCGCAGCGTGTCCTCGGCCGCGTCCAGGCACTGCTGGAGATAAGCCTCGTCGTCGACCGTGATGCGGCTGTGAATCTTGAAAAAGTCTGTGGTGATGTACTTGCTCATTACGTCCTTAAAGTAAGAAGGGCGGCGGCCATGAAGCTACCGCCCTTGTTTATACAAAATAGAAACAGTCAGCAATTACGCTGTGGTGTAGGTGATCTTACCGAATGCCTCCTGATAGGGAGTGAAGAAGTCCCACTCGGAGTTGATGACGATGGAGGTCACTGCGGTGGAGGCCACGGCGATAGAGGTGCTGTCGACGGTCATCGTCATGGGGCCGAACTGGCCGATCATGGAGTAGCCGTAGTTACCGTAGTAGATTACGCCGTCAGGGATGAGGTTGCTCACGACTACCTTAACGCCGTCGATGGTGCCAGACTGCGGGTCGAGAAGATAACGTGTGCCTGCCTTGTCGTAGGGAGTGTTCACGAGCTGTGCCCAAGTATCCCAGTTGATGAGGTAGGCAGGGTTGTTCACGGGTACATTCTGCTTGTTGACGGCCGAGCGGATGTTGATGAAGTTCTCGCGCTTCAGCGCTGTGATGGCTCCTGCGGCAATGGTGTTGTCGGAAGAGATGTTCACGTGCGGACCGATAGGCGCGTTGGTATTGCTGGGTTTGGTGTTGGAGACGAACGTCTTGTTAAGACGAAGAGAAT